CGCTACCACACCGTCGAAATGGACGAATATACGGACACCTACAAAACTATCGTACTGGAGAAATACAACGCTGCACGCGCAAAGACCAAAGACGCGCTGCTGCTGATTGAAACCCGGTTAGATTTCAGCGAGTACGTGCCGGACGCTTTCGGTACTGCCGACGCTATTATTATCGCCGACGGCACTATGGAGGTTATAGATTTCAAGTACGGCAAAGGTGTTAAGGTATCGGCAGAAGATAACCCACAAATGAAAATATACGGTTTGGGTGCTTACGAAAAATTAAGTTTTGAGTACAAAATAGACCGTGTACGAATGACGATTATACAGCCACGTATCGAGAATTTCAGCGAATGGGAGTTAAGCGTATCTGAGTTAATGGCGTGGACTGACGGCGTACTGACACCAAAGGCGCAGCAGGCGTACAAAGGCGACGGCCCACAAGTACCGGGCGACTGGTGCCAATTCTGCAAGGTGAACAGCAACTGCCGCGCGCTTACGCAAAAATGTATCGACGCAGCAAAGAACCACCCCGACCCGAAACTGATAGGCCCGGACGAACTGGCAGCAGAGGTACTGCCGATTTTGGCAACCGTTAAAACGTGGTTAGCAGGCGTAGAGGACTACGCGCTACAGCAAGCGTTAAGCGGCATACAGTTACCGGGTTGGAAAATCGTAGAGGGGCGCAGCGTCCGTAAGATTACCGACCAAGACGGCGCAGCCTTAGCACTCAGCAAAGCCGGTTACAATACTACGGAAATATACAAACCGCAGGAACTACGAACCATTACCGATTTGGAGAAACTGACCGGAAAGAAACAGTTTGCCGCTATCTGTGGCGATTACATAGAGAAACCGCAGGGCAAACCGACACTGGCACCGGAAAGCGACAAACGCCCGGCTATCGACCCGTTAGCCGACGATTTCAAGGACGTAAAATTTTAGGCTATGCAGGTAGTATTTGATTTCATAATGCAGCACCCGTTTTGGGCTTTGTACACAGCCATACTTTTAGGCATAGCGGTACACGGATTTAGAAGTAACAAAAACCAATAAGACGGCCCGGCGTATTCCGGGAGTGGATAAACATTTTAACAGTATGACAAACCAAGAAAAAGTAACTGCCAAAATCAAGGAGNNGTAGCGTTATGGTTATCGGCCTTATCGACACCGACAAAAAAAATGAAAGTTGTGTAATAGCAAGTTTGCAAGGTAACGGCGCGGTGCTAACTGAGGCTGTAGCAAAATTGCTATCAAACGACAGCGCGGCAGCGGTACGTAACATTATCGAAAAAGGTTTTGCGTTTGCGAACCTATACAAGATTATGGGCGGCGGTAGAGCTGACGCGACAGAGGTAGAAACCCACGAAAGTAATAACCAGTAAAAAGTATTTCAGTATGATTACACCGATTGTAAAAGACACTAAAGTAGTGTTTGGCCCGTGCAGATTGAGTTACACGCACGTATTTAGTAAGTACGCACCTGACGGCGACGCAGCCAACGGTAAGTATATGACTAATGTACTAATCCCGAAAGAGGAAAAGGAAACTATCAAGGCTTTGCAGCAGGCTATCGAGGCAGCAAAGAAAGCCGCTACAGCCTCAAAGTGGGGCGGCAAAGAGCCTAAAAAGTTGGATATGCCGCTACGCGACGGCGACACCGATAAAGAGGACGACGACGTATATAGCGGACATTTCTACGTAAACGCCAAGAGTACCACACGCCCCGGCGTTTGCGACAAAAACAAATCGCCTATTATGGACGAGGACGAAATTTATAGCGGCGTTTGGGCTATTGTTTCGGTAACATTCTTTGGCTACGATGTAAGCGGCAACCGTGGCGTAGCCTGCGGCCTCAATAACATTATGAAGTTTAAGGACGGCGAAAGACTGGGCGGTAGAGCCTCAGCAGAAAGCGACTTTGCCGATATTGATATGGAGGACGACGATTTGTAAAACCCTAACCACCCGTGTAGGTGTTCGCGTCTGCACGGGTTTTCAAAAATCCCGATTATGTACAAACTAATTTCAGAGATTGCGGAACGCTGCCACACGGCAGCAACCAAGCGCGGAAAAGATACCAGCTGCGTAGGCTGTATGGATTATTTGCGCGTAGAGTTGGCCGAGTATTGGAAAGCCGTAGAAAAGGGCGCAAACGTGCCGAATTTCAACGAAACAACCGCTAAGGCTACCGAGTTATCGGACGAAGATTTTAACGCGCTGTACGGCGAGAAAATCCATAATACGACCACCGACGAATTGGCAGACATTCTTATAGTGGCTTCAACGTGGCTACACGCTGCGCAGTTGGCAGGCGGCGACGATTTCCAACCCGAAAAGAGTATAGACGTAATGCTGCTGGGCGGTGCTGTGCAGTTTATCTGCGGACGCATTACCGGGCCGGTGGATTTGGACGAACTGCGTACTGTGGTAAATCTGAAAATGAGATATAACGAAACCCGTAACGACTGATATAATGCGCGAATTAGGCATAGATATAGAAACTTATAGCAGCCACGATTTGAAGAGCTGCGGCGTGTACCGCTACGTAGAGGCAGACGATTTTACGATACTGCTATTTGCGTATTGCGTGGACGGCGGCGCGGTGCAGTGCTGCGATTTCGCACAAGGCGAAACGCTGCCTGCTGAGATTATGGACGCTTTGAGAAACCCGGCAGTTATCAAAACTGCTTTTAATGCCACATTTGAGCGCGTTTGTATCAGTCGTTATTTCGGTTGGCCGATGTTAGACCCGGCGCAATGGCGTTGCACAATGGTAAGAGCCGCCCGTATGGGTTTGCCTTTGTCGTTGGAGCAGTGCGGCGAAGTGTTGAGGCTGGAGCAGGGAAAAATGAAAGAGGGTAAAACACTTATACGCTATTTCTCTACACCGACCAAAGGAAAAAGACACCTACCGGCAGACGCACCCGACCGCTGGGAGTTATTCAAGCAGTACAATATCCGCGACGTGGAAGTGGAGCAGCAGATATTAGCCAAAGTACGCAGATTAGAGCCTGCCGCCTTTGACGAAGAACTGTACACCATAGACCAGAGAATTAACGACCGGGGCGTATTGTTAGACCGCCAATTAGCGGAAAACGCTACACGTTTCGACGACGAATATAAAGCGCAGCTGCTTACCGAGGCAAAAGAACTTACCGGACTGGAGAACCCGAACAGCACCACCCAACTAAAAGAGTACCTAAACCGCGTATGTGGTATATCAGTAACCACACTAAACAAAAAGACTTTGGACGATGTGGAGGCACTGGTAAAGTACCACAGCAAGGCGCGCAGGGCTTTGGAACTGCGCCGCGAAATGGGTAAAACCTCAACAAAGAAGTATAACGCTATGCTGGAGTGCGTTTGTGATGACGGGCGCATACACGGGCTGTTACAATTCTGCGGCGCAGCACGTACCGGACGCTGGGCCGGTAGATTGATGCAGGTGCAGAACCTACCGCAAAACCATTTGGAAGATTTGGACTACGCGCGCCAGTTGGTTAAAGCAGGCGATTTAGACGATTTCCAAATGAACTACGCCAACCCTACGCACGTGCTTTCGGAACTGATACGTACAGCGTTTATAGCAAAGCCCGGCTGCACGTTCCACGTATGCGACTTTTCCGCTATCGAGGCGCGCGTAATTGCGTGGTTAGCTGGTGAGCAGTGGGTATTAGATGTTTTCCGCGCAGGCGGCGATATATACTGCGCCACTGCCGGGCAAATGTTTAATTGCAAGGTGGAAAAGCACGGACAAAACAGCGGATTACGCCAAAAAGGTAAAATCGCGGTTTTGGCTTTGGGCTACGGCGGCGGTGTTGCAGCGTTGGAGGCTATGGGCTGTAGCCGTATGGGATTGACCGAAAAAGAAGAAAAGGACATTATGCAGCGTTGGCGTGCTGCTAATCCGCATATCGTCCGTTTTTGGGGTATCATTGAAGCGGCAGCGGTTAAGGCTATCAAGACCGGCGAAAGCGCGACTATCCACCGGGGTATCGTCGTATCGTACCGCTGGGGTATGCTGCTTATTACCTTACCGTCGGGGCGTACACTGTGTTACCCACGCGCCCGTATCGGTATCGAGCAAAACGACGGCTGGAGAGGCGACCACGAAATTATAGAGTATGAGGGTACAAACCAAATGACTAAGAAGTGGGGCAAAGTACGCACCTACGGCGGTAAACTTACCGAGAACGTGGTACAAGCCATAGCGCGCGACATTTTGGGCATTATCATTCTGAGAGCTGACGCGGCAGGGTTAAATATCGTTTTCCATATCCACGACGAAATAGTGGTAGAAGCAGAACCGGGCCAAACCCTGCAAGACGTAGAAAACATTTTTAGCAAACCGATAGACTGGTGCCGCGACCTACCGCTGAAAGGCGCAGGATATACGACACCGTACTACTTAAAAGATTAGCAATATGAATAAGAAATTTTTGCGCTTTCGCTACGCAGCCATAAAGCGATACGGTGATAAGCACTGGACGGCGCACACGGATTACATAGAGTTTAACCCAAACTATACCGTTAGCTGCGGCGGTTGCGAAAAAGGGTTTTTCGGTATCGGTATGGATTTGCCGTTTATCGTAGAGTTATCCAACGGCACTAAATTTTTGTGCTTTATGCACAATTACGGCACCGGCGCAGAGGACGAAATACTAAGCGAAAAGGGCGAAGTAGCCAACAGTTACGTAGCCGACGAGTGCCACGCCAAAGTTAAACAGAATATCAACAAACTAAATACCTACTAAAATGAACACTTTAACAGAAAAACAAAATTTGCGTTACGATTTGCTCAAAGCAAATAACTACGATGTGAAAAACGCTAAAGCGTGCTACGACTTTGTAACAGCCCCGGAGCCTCAGCAGGCAAAAACCGCCGCCAACGGATTGGCAGACGGCGTTTATTTAATACAGCACGACGACACCGCCGTACTGTTTACCGGGCAAATCCTTTCCGACACTGAAAAGAGCCTATACAAAAGCGTAGGCGTTAAGTTGGGTAACAAGTCGCTGGCCGTCGCTATGGGCGAGATGACAGAGGACGAAATAACCCTTACCAAGAAACAAGGCGGCACACGCTTTATTACCAAGTACCACGAAGCCGTAGCGGACTGGAACGGTAAGGAAAACACCGACGATATACGCGGTATTCTGAACGACGATATTTTGCTGGCAGACGGCGAGTATATCCCAAGTTTGGGCGAACTGTATTTTATCCTGCTGCATATCCGCGACATTAACGCCGATTTGGAGGCTATCGGAGGTAAACCGCTTTGCTGTTGGTATTGGGCCAGTACACAATACAGC